CCCTCCCTCCCCGACCCCGTATTCGGCTCCCCACGGCATAACCCACTAGGCACTGACCGCAACACGTATTGCGGTGCAAACCAGGAGGACACAATGCCACGCAAACCACACCGACCACTCGCTGACGTATTGCCCACCGATGAGGCACTTGCCCAGATGCGCAAGGCCGGGGGGACTTGGGCCGCATACCAGAACATCGCTCTCGACAGCGCCACCCTCGGCGCGTTGCGCTTCCTCAAGGTGGGGCCGGGATGCACTTGCGAGACGGCCCCGGAGCGCTTGCCCGACTCTCACCTTGGCATCGGGTGGCGCTTCTCTCACGTAGGCTACGTCGACCTCGCCACGGGCGAGATCAAGGAGACACCCAATGACTGACAGCTACTCGCCCCCCGTTGGGGATGTGGACTGGAAGGTCTACCGCGTAGACCAAGCCGGTCACTACCAGCCGACCGGCGCAGTCGTTCGGGCGCATACCTACTTTGACGCCCATCGACAAGCGGCTCAGTTGCTCGGGGAGCCCAACCTGGGAGACGTGAAGGTGGAGATGGTCGGCGGCAATGACCCCCCGGCCAAGGAGGACGCCACGACGGAGGTCCACTACACCGTAACGTTCCACGTCAGCTACACCTCAAAGGAGCAACTCCACAAGGGGCAACGCGAGCGTATCGCACGCGACATTGAGAATGCTACCAACGAGGCGCTCGACTCCCACCCCTACTTCCGAGACAAGAAGCAAGTCGACTACACCATAGCAACCGCGACAACCGAACAGGTCAAACGCGGGAGAAGGAGCCGCAAGCATGGCTGAGCGAACTACCATCGAGGGATATGACATCGAGCAGGACTTCACCGGATTCAGCTACACGAAGCTGAAGGCGATGTACCGACACCCGCGCATCAAAGCGCTCAAGGCGGATGGCGTGGTGCGCGTTGCTGGCATGAGCTATTGGAAGGGGCCGGCGTGGTACATCCTTGTCGGCCAAGCGCTCAATCCCGACGACGACGACTTGCACGCTACGTTCGTCAACGACTCTCAGGGCGAGGCGAAGGTGCTCGTGGTGCGCGAGGGGGTGGGGCTCACCATCGACGGCATTGAGGTGCTCCGCAAGCTACTTCCCCGCCGCTCGTTGGAACTCTTCGACCTCGGGCGCAAGGTGGGGGAGATGCATATCCTCCGCCTCGGCAGCGGCAACGGCCCCCTCTACCCGCACGGCGAAGCGTTGGAGTTCCTCGCCGGGGTGGGGAATCTCTCCACGATGAAGTGAGGTGTTCAATGCCACGACGTTCAACCTATGTGTGCTTCGCTTGTGGCAGGAAGGGCCACCTCGCGACCCGCAACTATGACGCCTATCAATGCCCCGTATCGACGGGGCCATGGGGGGATGTCGTGGAGCCCGACGAGGATGGCCGTTGCGGTCATTGCGGGGGGAGTGGTTTCGCGTACAAGAACGGCATGCATACATCAAGGCGAGGGGTTCGCGGATACCGTTGCATGCGATGCGGGTGTATCAAGCGAGAGGACTGGAAGGAGCGAAAGCGCAAGAGGAGGCCACATGGCACGCAAGAGACTGACGGTTGAGGAGACTATCGAGTTCCGAGAAGGGGGGTTGCCCAAGGTGGGGGAGCTATGGGTCATTGAGCCCTACGGTCTGCACAAGGTGCTCAGTGTCCCCGAGACACCCGACGAGCACGGGGCATTGATTGTGAGGTGCGAGAGTGTTGCAACCAAGCGCGAGCTTGGACTCTCGCTCTCACACTGGATGCTCAAGCACCCCTCCTTCCCCAACGGTTGCCCCGCACGGAGGTATCAATGAGCAGCAAGCGCAAGCCGGCTCCGGTCGAGGAGAAGCGCACTCGCAAGCTCGGGGAGGTGCCCGACCGCATCCGCCTCCCCAAGCGGCGAGTGGGGTTCAACCAGGAAGCACGGGTCGGGGGCCACAAGCTCTACATCAGAACGGGTGAGTACGAGGATGGCACCCTCGGTGAGATATTCCTCGATATGCACAAGCAAGGCTCGGCGTTCCGTGCGATGATGAACTGCTTTGCAATGAGTATCAGTCTCGGGCTCCAGCATGGCATTCCGCTGGACTCCTACGTAAAGATGTTCACCTTCACTCGGTTCGAGCCCAACGGGTTGGTCACGGGGCACGAGAAGATCCACAAGGCTACGAGCCTCGTCGACTACGTGTTCCGCGCGCTTGCCATTCACTACCTCGGGCGCGAGGACTTGGCCCACGACCCGGAGGAAGAGATGATTCATACAGGGGTGTTCAACGGGGGCCGCGATGCTTGATGCAATGCTACGCAAGGCCGGGTTCCTGACCTTCAAGCAGTCATTGGAGTTGGAGGCAGACAACCGCGAGATGAGACAACGCATCGAGTATCTCATTCAGCGCAACCGTGCGCGTTCTGAGGCACTCACCCGAGAGCGGGACGAACTGAAGCAGAGGCTCGAAGGCATTGAGAAGGGGTGGGGCAACATGGCAGAACGCAACCGGGAGTTGGAGGCCCAACTGAAGGGCCGGTTGTCCGCGCCCGACTCTGCCGTGCTACGCGAGGCGTTCTACAACCTTCAGGCACTCGTACAGAACACCATCAACAAGAACCGTTGGGAGATGACTGACGACGGGCTCCTCGGCAATCTCACGGCGGAGCAACAGAAGTGGATGCCGTTCGTCAATGGCGTCCGTATGCAACTCAAACGCATCGAGGGAGTGTTCAATGGGCAAGGGTAGAGACAAGCGGCGCAAGAAGCAGCGGCAACAGAACAACCACGCAAGGCGGAGCGAGCCGCGTTCTCTCGCGGAGGTCCAGGCAATTGGCGTCGACCTTGCGAGCGGCCCAGACTCCACCGTTGTCCAGGTCTGCGACGTAACGATTGACGGCAAGCTGATTGCCACGCAAGCCGTCGCAGTGCTCAACCCCAAGCTCTAGTCCCACCCCCAACCGCAACACGTATTGCGGCCCACCCCCCGGCAGAGTATCCTACCCCCACCAGACTGAGGCGCGGAGGCCACCCTCACGACCGAAAGGCGATCCCATGAACTACGTTCTCATCCACTATCCCGCTGACGTGCGACTCGTAGGTACGAAGCACAATACCGAGTTCGCTCATCTGCTACGTACGAGGGGCGGAGTGCTCCTCCCCGTGGCAGACAATGGGCTCAACACTCTGCACGATTGGGCTCGGCGCGAGTACGGGCATCAGGGGCAATTGCCACCTTCCCCCAACCACGTTCTGCGGGGGCCGATCTTCTACATTGACGGGCAACGTTCCATCTCGTGGGCCATGCTGCTCGACACGGAAGGGGCAATCAGCGGGCGGGTCACTCCGGTGCCGAGTACGGTGCAGAGCGGCAACGGCTTCGTGCGGCTTCACCCGAGTGGCACACAAGCCATCGGCATCGACACCGCAACACGTATTGCGGTGAAGGGCGAAGGGGAGAGTACCGTGGAGAGCGAGTGTCTGCTTACGGGGGAGTTCGCCGTCAACCCCGCACAACACGGCTTCACGGCGATTGACTTCTACTTCTCCTTCCCCAAGGGCTTCTCCGTTCGGTGGATTGCCGTTGCGCAAGTAGCGAGGTGAGCCGTGTTTGCGTGGTTGAAGGACAAGGCGTTTCTGTTGTTCGCCATAGCGGTCGAGCTATGGCGACAGCGCAATGAGCCCTATCCCCCACCCTCCACCCCGGCCATTGACGAGGACAACGCTGCTCCGCTCCAACCCATCATTCCCCCCGAGGGGTTGGCAATGAGGTGGAGGGAGGAAGCCCCAACCAAGCCCGATGTCAACCCCAAGCCAGAGCCTCTGCGTGGTAGCCTTGCAGACCGCGTGGAGAAGGCGAGACGAGGCAATCAATGAACGAGCCCCTAGCCGACATCATCCCCTTCATGCAGGTCACTACCGACTTCAGCCGGTATGGCTTCAGCGACAACGCATCTAACTTCCGCGCAACGCGCGTCGTGGACAGTGTGCGGTGGAAGGAGATGGAGCGTTGGCAGCGATACTTTGAGTGCAAGCAACACGATGCCAAGCGCTACGACTTCGACGGGCGGCTCATGGCTCCTCGTGCTGTCGGTAGCGGGTATTCCCAACCGCTCATCAGCGCCGAGCGTGCGACGTGGTATGTCCCTCTGAGAGCGCGCAAGCCGTCTACCCCCTACCGCATCGGTCGCCGCATCGTGCTCAGTTTCACAAGCATGGTGTTCGGTGAGAGTCGTTGGCCCGATGTGGTGGTCAATGGGGACACTGACGCGCAGGAGTTCCTCAACGCGCTAGTCGAGGAGACTGGACTACCGACCAAGATGATCCAACTCCGCAACATCGGAGGCTCGGTCGGCACGGCGGGACTGTCGTGGTGCTATCACAACGGGGTTCCCAATGTCGAAGTCCACAACGGCAAGGGCATCATTGTCCACGAGTGGGCCGACAAGGCGAAGCTCCGCCCGAAGCACGTCACTGAGGTGTATCGCTACGAGCGTGACCATTGGGACGCAAGGAAGCGGTCATACGTGCGTGAGCTATGGTGGCATCGGCAGGACTGGACTGAGACTGCCGACGTGGTGTTCAAGGAGTGCAAGGTCGAAGAGAACAACGAGCCGAGGTGGGAGGTCGACGAGGAACTGACCACTATCCACAATGACGGCTTCTGCCACTTCGTCTATGTGCAGAACATCCCACCCATCGACGGGGTGGACGGGCTCCCCGACTGCGATGGAGTGTGGGACCAGATGGACACGCTCGACATCCTGGTCAGCATCCTCGCTCGTGGTGGGGTACTCAATCTCGACCCGACACTGAAGCTCAAGATGGACCCCGAGCTTGTCGAGATGGCGTTCGTGCGCAAGGGCAGCGACAACGCGCTAGTGACTGGCGAGACTGGCGACGCGAGCTACATGGAACTCGCAGGGAGCAGCATCACGGCAGGAATCTCACTGATGCAGATGCTACGCGTGCAGACGTTGGAGAGCACGGAGTGTGTCATTCCCGACCCCGACAAGGTTGCGGCGGCAGGAACGAGCAGCGTGGCACTCAAGATGGTCTATGCCCCCATGCTCTCCAAGTGCGACCTACTGCGTGACCAGTATGGCAAAGCTCTGCGCGAGCTACTGAGGCAGATGCTTGTCGTGGCCCAACGCATCTACAAGCCACGTCTCGAAACACGCAACGGGGAGGACGGCACTGACGAAGAGGTGGAGGTCACTGGCTTCATCCACCTCCAGCCGAAGGTGATTGTCGAGCCAGTGTTCGACGAGGACGGCGAGGAGACTGACGAAGAGTCTGTCACCATGGAGCCGCATACGCCGGGAACGTCGAGCTACATCGAACTCAGTTGGGGGCCATACTTCCACCCGACTGCGGATGACCAGCAGAAGACGGTATCGACACTCACACAAGGCACGGGGGGCAAGGCTGTTCTGTCGCAGAAGACTGCGGTGGAGTTGCTCGCGGGGCTCATCAGTCGCGACCCGTCGAAGATGCTCGACGAACTCTACAAGGAACAGGATGCCGAAGCCGAGAAGCGCAAGGCATTGATGGACAGCATGGGTGGGCAACCCGGCCAACCCGTCGAGCCGATGGAGCACGAGGACGAGACTGAGGAGCAAGAGACTGAGACAGAGCAACCCCCGGTCCAGGCAAGCGAGGCCAAGGTGGAAGTCACTGGCGAGGAGCCAGTCGTCATCGACGAAGCCGGCCAAGCCCCACCCCCTCCAGCGAAGGAGGTCAGCGTGACACTGACTGCCACCGACGTCGCCAACATCGTCACCGTCAACGAGGCTCGCGCTTCGCAAGGGCTCGGGCCGTTGCTGCTCGCCAACGGGGAGCCCGACCCGGACGGCAACCTCATGGTCAGCGAGTTCAAGGCGAAGCGAGCCGCCATGATTGCGATGGTGGCAGGGGCCGAGCAGGGGCAAGCCCCCGGCGAGGAGCCACCCCCCGACCAAGGTGGGTTCGGGGGAGGCTTCGGAGGCTAACCCATGGCCGGCCCCAAGCGGCCCACCAGAGGCTCGGCAGGCTCCCCGGCCCCCCAACCCCCGGCCAAGCCTGCCAAGCCTCCTAGCCCCCGAACACGAGCCGGCAAGCCGGCGAAGCCGGGAGGGGTGGCAACCCCTGCCACGGTTCGCACGGAGCAAGCCAAGGAGCGTGTCATTCGGGCGACCATCCTCAATCGCCAGCAAGCGTTCAACTATGCCAACCAAGTCGGGGCCGACCGGGTGGTCAGTGTGCTCCGCCGTGCCATGGCCGACTTGGAGCTACGCCTCGCCACGGTCCCGCGCTCGCTCATCGTGGAGGGGGCATTCACCCCGACTGCCATGCGGGCGACAATGCATCAGATCGAAGACCTCATTGCCGAGCTTGTGGTGCCAGGGGTGAGGGGCGCAGTCATCGACAGCAAGCGCGTCGCCGCTGCTCTGGGCAAGGTCGACGGGTTGCGCAACCTCGTCGAGATGGACACCCGCTTTGCTGGCATCGTCTCCACCGCACGGCTCGGCATCGCTTCCCAGCTTGACCCCTTCGGGAAGGGGCCGAACGCTTCAGTGCTCAGACGCCTTGCTACCGAGTACCCCAAGGAGGCTCCCGGCAAGGGCATCATGGAGCGCTATGGCATGGAGGTGATTGGCAAGTTTGAGGAGCGGCTCATGGTGGCAACCATCAGCGGCAAGCCGTGGACTGAGGTACGGGAAGACCTCGTTAGCGAGTCTCAGTGGTTGCAAGAGAGTCCGATGTTCTGGGCGCAACGCATCGTTCGCACCGAATGTTTCACGGGGGATTCAATCGTGTCGTCTGCGATGGTGCGGGCAGTCTATAGACGGTGGTATGAGGGAAAGATTGTGAAAGTCAGAACCCGCAATGGTCGCGAGTTCTCCGCAACCCCTAATCACCCGATGCTGACGGAACGAGGGTGGTTTGCGTCTCATCAACTCAAGGTGGGTGATAACCTGATCTGCCACCTCTGGGATAAGGACTCTAGTTCTACGAGAGATGAGTATGTAGCAAGAAGACCAGCCACGATGGCTGAGGTATTCAATACGGCGGCGACAATAGGGGTCATTGAACGGAGACGTGGAGGAGAGCCAGACTTCCACGGCGATGGGATGAATGGCGATATCGATATTGCGCGTCCCGCAAGGCTCTTGGAGGTTGGTGGATTCTCCCCTATTACGGAGCCATTGTGCCACGATGTCTTCGCCCCAACCGATAAGTCTGCTCTTGCTTTCTGCCCCTCGTGTGGTGGATTGCTCCCTGTCGATAAGACTTCTCACTTGTGCGGGGCTTCTGAGTTCAACGCCATTGCGTTCGAGTCTTGCGGCGATGGCTCTATTGGAAACTCCCAAGTCGGAAGCAATGTGGCTCAGTGGTTCCCCGGAATTGTATCGAGTTACTATAACTCGCTCATCGAGGGGAATGGTTCTGGGGTGACCAATGACAGTGAAGCGGTTGATTGCGGCTTCACTTCTGGTTCGCAAGAGCCCCTCGGCAATGAGAGTCTTTCTGAGACGGAATCTGCCGATGCCACATCGAAGGGAAGCAGAGTCGAGACTTGCGCCTTGGATGTAGAGTTGGATTGCATTGTCGAGATCGTCATTGAGGAGTTTGCGGGTCATATTTACAACCTTACAACCCCGCACGGGTACTATGCAATCAATGGTATCTATACGGGCAATTGCATGGGGGCATACAACCGCAGCATCCTTGAGAACGGAGAAGAGGCCAACGACATCGTGGGCGGCGACATGGTGAAGATTCTGGTGGCAGGCTTCGACGACAGGACGGGGTGGGACAGCTATCAGGTCCACGGACAGATACGTAGGCTCGACGAGCCCTTTGAGTGGGTGACGAAGAACGGAGAGACTATCGCCTACATGACTCCCCCCAACCGGCCCAACGACCGCGAGGTGGTAGTCTTCCACCGCGTTGCTTGGGAGATACCGGAGGAGCTTCGGCCCGTGCCCGATGACGTGTACGAGGCGCGGTTTGCGGAGCAGAACAAGAAGGGCAGTCCACCCGAGCGCCCGAAGATGACCACGGTTCCGCTTGAGTTGTTTGGCAAGGAGAGCGCGTGACACCGCAACACGTATTGCGGTGGAGTTGAACCAACCCTCACACCCTGATAGGCTTGCACCATGGCGAAGAAGGAAGAAGGCTATATGGGCTTCGAGAAGCTCAAGGAGAGCCTCAAAGAAAAGGGCCACGACGAGGACAGCGCGAAGGCACTCGCCGCTTGGATTGGGCGAAAGAAGTATGGGGCCAGTCAGTTCGCGCAGATGGCTCAAGCCGGGAAGAAGGGGTGAGTCCCATGCCGTTCAAGAACATGCAAGAACCCAACGTCACCAACGGTCCCGTCGACACCACTGAGGGCCGCGATGGATACGGTAGCGAGTTCGACATGATGGAGGAGCAACTCGACTACCAGCAGAGCGACCCGAACTGGCGAGCGGACGAGAAGGGGAGGCCGACCAGTGAGCCAATCGCCTACGAGGATGTCGGAGGACGAAAGTCCTTCAAGCTCAATCAGTGAACCTCTCCGCAAGTGGCTCCTCCGTAGTCGCTCCAACGCTACAGCGTTGTTCCGCAGGTTGGGCCAGGAAGCCAAGACACCGCTTGACGCCTATGAGCACTTGAGACGCCGCTTGACGGGAGAGGAACCGGGAGGCACTATCTCGAAACGTGTAGTCACTCAACTCGAACGTAGCGAACGCGCGTACAAGGGATGGGAGACGCGGTGGAGCAAGGAGCAGAATGATGGAGAACGAACGCAAGCAGATGAACGACCCGAAGGATGACGTCAACCCCAAGTTCGTTCCCGAGGGCGGGGATTGCTTGGCAGAGGTGCTCGACGACATGACCAAGAAGGAGAACGATCCGAGTGAGGATGTCGTCGGCAGTCTCCAGAACACGCATGTTCCCTTCAAGGTGAAGTGAGGTCGAAGCCATGGGCCAGACGCGACTCGATGCCAGCCTGAGCGCTGGACCGCCGAATGCAGGGGAGTCGGTCTTCCCTGGCACGACTGCGAACATCCCTGTCAACCTCACTCCCAACCCCAAGAACTGGCAACACGCGACCGGCGTACTCACCCGCGTTGTGAACGTGGCGACTCCCGCGTGGCTCACCCTCGACGGGGTGGGCGCGACTGCCACCATCAGCGAGTGCGGCTTGCTCTACTTCCGGTCGAGTGCGCCCCTCAATCTGCGCATCACCCAGACGGTTGCCGGGGTGGGCTCCGTCGTAACCGAACACCGAGTCTATGGCTTGTTCATCTGGGAGCCCCCGGAGAGCGAGCCCCTCACTCTGCTTGAAGTCCAAGGCAACGGAACAATCGAATACTTCGCTCAGGGCCAGCGCTGACACCCTCCCTGACCAAGTGCTCAAAGAGAGGATAGTCCAATGACCGAGAAGCTCCGCGATTCACTCAACCGCTCGGACCCCAACGTGGCCCACGACATCTTCCGCACCCTCAAGTTCGGCAACGTGCTGACCGGGTTGCGTCGGGTGGTTCGGGGGCAGAACGCGGTGACGGGCGACACCATCGTTCTCCCCAACATGGCGAAGGCCGAGCGCGTGCTCGGTGCCTACGCACGAGCCGGCGCAGGAACCCCCGGCCCCCTCGTCGTCAGTGCGACCCCGGCGACCCCCGGAGTGGGCGAGGTGGGGTGGAGCGCGACGGGCGACATCCTCTTCAATGCAGCGGACGACTGGACCAACGTCGATGTCGAGTACGAGCCGGTCGTCAATGTGGATGAGTTGGAGTTGGATGGTTTCCCCGTCGTGGCCGACACTCTCACCCTCCCGCCGACTGCCGTGCAAGCCGTGATGCTCCTGCTCGTCACGGGGTATACCGCGCTCGGCGTGGCGACGCAGAAGACCGTGCTCGCCGCCGGAAGCGTCCCCGGAGCGGGTGAGTGTGCGCTCGATGCGGCGAAGGCAACCATCGCGTTCAACGCGGCGGATGCCGTGGTGCGCGCCGACGTGACCCTGCTCAAGTCCGGTGTCGACATCGGAGTTCCGTTGGAGGCACTGAGCACGTTCATCTGATCGAACTACGACCTAGCGGTAGCCTCACGCCCACGAGGGCGGGTAGAGAGAGTGAGGTAGAGGGGGAGGTGGTTCACCCCCTCGTGTTTGCACCGCAATACGTGTTGCGGTGCATTGCCGCGTTAGGGAGGCCAGCATGCCGCCAGCAGAAGACGACACCACAATCAACCAAGACCAGAACCAAGAACCGAAGGGGGCAGAGGGCACCCCGGAGCCGAAGCCGAATGAGGCCGATGCCGGGGCAGCAAAGGGGGCAGACGGTGACGCCGCAGACGGCAAGGGCAAAGAGCCCAAGCCCGATGGCGACGCGGATGACGCCAAGCCCGAGACGCGCAAAGCGGCAGACGGCGATGACGTCGATGTCGACGACAAGGGCTCAGTCACCATGCCGTTCTCCGCGTTCCAGAGGCGGCTCACCCGTGCTGCGAACCAAGCAACTCGCAGCGCACTCAAGGACATCTTCGGCACTGACGATGCCTCGCAGATCAAGAAGATGGTCAAGCAAGGCAAAGAGGCGCAAGCCTCCCTCGACAAGACCCGGCGAGAGCAGATGACCGAGGTCGAGAAGCTCAAGGAGGACAACGAGCGACTGAGGGCGAGGGCGGAGGAAGCCGAGAGCAAGCTCTCCACGTATGAGGAAGACCAGCTTGCCGAGAAGGGTGAGAAGGTCGTCGCCGGCATTGCCGGCAAGTTCATCAGCGGGGACTACGTGGAAGACGCGGTCGCTTCGTATCAGCGTCACTTGGCGAAACTGAGCAATGACGAGTTGGGGCAACTCGACGCCAAGGACATCGAGGAGTGGTTCAAGGAGTACGCTTCTCGCAAGCCGGCTCTGGCACGCAAGCCGGGGGAGCGGCGCAAGGTGCAAGAGCCGGCAAGCAACGGCCCCGACCCTGCCAAGAAGCCCGAGCCTGCGAAGCCGGGGAGCAATACCAGCAAGACCCCCCGGCCCAACCAACAGAACAGCATGACGAAGCAGGAGTGGGAGGAGTACAAGCGTCAACGCGGCTTGAACTTCTGACACCTTCCTTGCACAACCCCCTTGACCGCTCATTCCGAGCGGGAGTATCTTATCCGCTACGCCTGAAACCCTTTCCCTCCTACGCTCACGACGGCGGTCAATAGTCGGCACTCTGGGGAAGACGGCAATCAACCGTTCAGTCTCTTGGAGGAAACACCATGCCACTCGTCGTCGGAATCCCGCCCGTCATTCTCAATCTCATTCAGGAAGGTGTCTTGGAGCGAGCATTCCACGACGCCTTGTACCCCAAGCTCCAGTTCCGCGCGGAGGCGCTCGCGGAGGAATGGCCGGCGAACATCGGCACTGAGATGTTCATGACCCGACCCGGACTCCTCACTCCGGTGACGGAACCTCTCCCGGTCGGCACCGATCCCGTTCCGCAGCAACTCAGCTACGAGCAATGGAGTGCAAGCCTGAAGCGCTACAGCGGGACCATCGACACTCACATGCCGACGAGCGTGGTGTCGAACGCCAACCTCTTCCTCAGCAACATCAATCAGCTTGGGCTCCAAGCGGGTCAGTCGGTCAACCGGCTCCCGCGCAATGCCCTGTTCAAGTCGTACCTGAGCGGGCAGACGCTCACGACGGCGGCAATCGCTGCGGTGGATACGCAGATCCAGGTCGCCTCGTGCAACGGCTTCTTCGACGTCATTCTGCTCGGCACGAACGCGCGCCCCGAGCCCGTGTCTCCGACTCGCCCGTTGCCCATCACCATCGGTGTCGGTGGCGGAGCCGTCCAGGTCAACGTCATTGGCGTTGCCCCCGTGGATGCGTCTGACCCCTATGGGCCGGGGACTCTGTTCCTCGATGCGGCGGTCGGCGCAGTCTTCCCCCCGCGTACGCCGGTTCGCAGTGCCTACGCTCCTCGCGTGGTCAGGGCGGGAGGTGGCGCGAGCATCGACGCCATCACCGGAGCGGACATCTTCACGTTCCAACTCATCATCAATGCCATGTCCATCCTGCGGTCGAACAACGTTCCTCCGCACTCCGACGGCTTCTACCATTGCCACATGAGTCCGCTGTCGAACGCGCAGATCTTCAGCGACGTTGCGTGGCAGCGAGTCCACACCGGAACCCCGGATCACATCCGGTACAAGGAGGGGTGGATCGGGCAGATCGCGCGCAACGCGTTCTTCGAGAACAACGAGATTCCGAACCAGTCCAACTCGGGAGCACTGACACCGACCGGCGCGAATGCTCAGTACGCTCGCGGCATCGGCGGCGAAGTGGTCAATGAAGGTGGCGTGGAGATCGGGCGTCTCATCATGACCGGCAAGGGCTCCATCTACGAGAAGTATCTCGACGAGATGAAGTACGTGACCGAGGCGGGAATGCAGGGCAAGGTCGGCGAGTTCGACGTGGTGCAGAACGGCATCCAGGTCGGCACCGAGCGCATCCGTCTCTACCTCCGTTCTCCGCAGGACCGACTCGGCGACATCGTGTCCTCGACGTGGAGCATCTCGACGGACTTCCCCGTGCCGTCCGACATCAGCGGCGGAAGTGGCCCCGAGCGCTACAAGAGAGCCGTAGTCATCGAGCATGCCCTATAATGCTCGATGAGTTTACATCGGCGACAATGCGGTGTAGACTCTGTGCATGCGTAGGCTAATCTCTCATCCAACTCCTCAGTCCTCACCAACCGATCTCACCAACCGACGATTCGGGAAGCTCACCGCTATCACACTGAGTGGTAGTCGGCAGGGGCGAAGTCTATGTTGGGTGTGTGAGTGTGATTGTGGAAGACGAATCGAAGTTCCGGCCAACAGACTGAGGGCGATGCGAACATGGCATTGTGGCTGTCAGGGGCATGGCAGACATGGCATGGTAGGAACCAAAGTCTACCGCGCATGGCAGGCTATGAAGGAGCGATGCCACAATCCCAATCACGCGGAGTTCCACAATTACGGAGGCAGGGGAATCAAGGTGTGTGACGAATGGCGCGATGACTTTCTCGCGTTCTATGAACACATAGGAGATCCCCCAACTGATAAGCACACTATCGACCGCATTGACTTCGACGGTGACTATGAGCCTGACAACATGCGATGGGCAACACCCAAGGAGCAGGCGAGGAACCAACGAAGCAATCGACTCGTGGTCTACAAGGGGCAGAGTCGATGTGTGAATGAATGGGCAGAGATTCTAGGCATCAAACCAATTACACTCTACTTCAGGTTGAGGAATGGATGGTCTGTGGAGCGAGCGTTTGAGGAGCCTGTTCAATCAAGACGTATACGTTCTCAATCGCTAGCCCTTGCCGCAATACGTGTTGCGGTGATAGGCTAGCTTCGCAGCAGCATAACCACACTGGCAAGGAGGCCACGAATGGCACGCAACACGATTCAGCACGAGCACACTCCCCCCGAGGGAGGCAAGGTCGAGACGGGTGGGGTTCCCATCACTGGGCTCGACTCCGTACCCGAGGGGCAGATTCCGTCCGAGGCTCCGGTGATGCGGGCGAGTGTCGCCAAGTCCAACCCCAAGGTCAAAGACGTTCCACCCCCCAAGCGCTACATCGTAGTCAAGCAAGCGGCAGTCCTGCTCGACGGCTCCCGCTCGACGTTGCCCGAAGGCAAGGTGCTCGATAGTCTCAACTATGACATCGACCACCTCAAGCGCTTGGGGGTCAAGCTCCAACCCTACACTGAGGAGTAAGCTCCATGGCATTCACTGACGCCGACAAGGCGAAGATCCGTCACCACATGGGCTATCTCAATGTCAGTGAGGTGCAGACCTTCGCGCTCGGCGTCCCCGCCGCGTTGGAGACTCAGTATCTCATTGAAGGTGCGATGAACCGCGTGCTCGCGGCGGCAGAGGTGCAAGCCAAGAACATCGTCGCCAAGATGGATATCATCGAGGAGCAGATGACTGCGGACTTGGAGTTGCTCGCAGTCACCAAGGTGGCGGAGATTGAGATTGACCCCAAGGAGATGCCGAAGCTCCGCCGTGAATACCGCTTCTGGCAACGCACCCTCGGGAACCTTCTCGGTATCCCGCCCAACCCCTACGACCAGCGCTTCACGAACTCCCTCAGTGTCCCCGTTCAGCACTAGCCTTCACACCTCGCCCGCTACGCGGTAGTCTACAGACATGCCGCGACCGAAAGCCCTCAGTCCCGATGAAGCCAAGCGCACTCTGGTCCACCGCTTTGGACCACGGGTCAATCGGCTGCGACAGATTGCCGTGCGCTTCGGCTTGCGCCCCTATCGCGTCTGGCTCGTTTGGTTCCAGTGGACTGGCGAGCAGATTGGCGAAGGTGAGAGACAAGAGGTCAAGCGCGAGGAGATTCTCCCCACCCCCGAACTCACCCTCAATACCCGCTTCCAATGGCTCAATGTCGGGCGCGTCGAAGACGGTCAGTTCTTGCTCCGCAAGGTGGACCCCACCTTGGGTGAAGCGTTGCTCGCCGGCAGACTCTACCCCGGCTTGGTCACTGGCTCGCCTTGCCCCGCAGAGGGTGGCCTCCCTACGAGCTTCCTGTTCCTGGTCAAAGAGGACGGCAGGAGTGGCCCCGATGTGGTGGAGCGCTGGTTCACGCTGTCGAGCATGCCATACCGCAAGGCCGGACTCCTCGATTGGGACATCCAACTAACGCAAGTGATGCATCAATGACGACCATCAAGATTGACCGCTTGTCTGCCGCGTTCGGGCGCATGTTCGAGTCGTACCGTGCGGCTCAGAAGCGCGGGTTGCTCAACGCGGCAATCAAGGGGCAGTCGTGGATCGTCACCAAGATACTCCCGAGCATTGAGCCCTATCCACCGTTCGACATGGGGGCATTCAGGGCGGGTTGGAACTTCAAAGCAACCGAGGACGGGGCAATCATCTTCAACCCTGTTCCCCATGCTCCGTTCATCAACTTCGGTGTCCCCAAGCCGAGAGTGTCTGGGAGGCACCTTGTCGAATGGGTCATTCGGAAGAACATCGCAGACTCGAAGAATGCCCCGCGCGTTGCGTGGTTGATTGCACGCAAGATCAATGCAAGGGGTCTGTTCACTGACCCTCAATTCCGAATCACCCAGAGGGTGGTTGACGAGTTCCTGGTCAAAGAGGTTGCGGCTCAGATTGTTGCCGAGTTGCAGAAGGTGGGGTGGAAGCCGTGAGTCACTACTCGTTTGAAGGGTTGGTGAAGGGCATTGCCTGGAATGAGGTATGGCCCCCTCAACAACCCCCCGGCCTCAAGGACTTTGCTGCTCGCGACTACGCGCTAGAGCGCTTGTTCGACTACCTCGCAACGGTCGTCTGGAGGCACACTGGCCGGGACCGGGATGGTGAACCCGTCGAGTTCCAGATTGAGCGTTGCCGGATGTTCGTCGAGCAACCAGAGGGTGACATCAAGCTCAAGTTCCCGGCCATTGCCGTGCTCCCGAATAACAATGCACCGGAGTCAGAGTGGCTCGGTTCCCCAATCATTGTCGATGACGGGAGGGCCGGCATCGAGCCGAGCAAGTATGACCGCTTCGGAGAGCAGACTGTGCTCGTGTGTGCGGCGGAGTTGAGCGAGGATGTCATTCTCGATATGTGGTTTGAGACTCGCGCCCAACGCAGAGCGGTGCAAGCCGGCATGGAGGGGCCAGTAATGACCACGAACCAGGGGCCGCTCTATCTCACTCTGCCGGGGTACTATGACCGCATCGCGTGCTTCACCTACATGGGGTCGCGCCGCTTCGATGGAGACTTCGCGGTCAAGAACCGGCGCGAGTTGCAGGTCACTCTCAACCTGCGAGTGGAGTGCGTGTTCCCCGTCCTGGCGAGGGACTTCGATCCTCGCCTTCTCATGGAGACTGAGTGATACCGCAACACGTATTGCGGCAGGGTTAGACAACCACAGACGCTAGAGGTATTCTGCCCCTCGCGACCCCGGAGGATTACAATGTCCGTCTACATTCGACGCTTCACGGAAGATCCAGGGCTCGAAGTCTTGCTCGACATCGAGTCCGTCAACATCATTGACCTGGAGCCTCCCGAGGCGTTCGCAGGCATCGGCACGGGGACTGCCATCCTTGTCGCAGAGTTCGAGGATGGCCCCTACAACGAAGTCACTGAGGTGTTCGGTCCCTCCGACCTCGTGCAGACGTTCGGTGAGTTCGGCTACACCTACGACGGCGTGAAGGGGAACAACCCGTGCGCCAGAAGCCGCAAGGCCGACGCGGCAATCACCCCCGAGTATTGGAACGGCAACGGCTTCGTCCATCTCAATGGCAAGAAGTTCCGCCGTCTCATTCTCGTGCGCGTCGACACGAGTGTCGGCTACGTGGCATTCACCCGGCTCGCCGCACTCACTGGTCTGTTCAAGCCGACGTATGACCTGGAGCCGGGGCAGATTCTCACCGTCCAGACCGACCTCGTTGCCGCAACCAACGTCACCTTCTTGGCGACGGCGGCAACGGTGACGGGTGTCGGTGGGGTATTCGCTGGAGTGGTTGCGGGCGACTACATCGACCTCGCGTACGATGGGAACCCGACCGTACGCGTCACTTTCCAAGCCGGCGACAACAGCATTGCCGGGGTGGTCGCGCGTATCAATCTCGCGTTCGGATTCACCTTCGCAGCGGACAGCGGTGGAGAGCTTCAGTTGACTGGCCGGCGACGTGGCAACGCGGGCGAGGTCAGCATCGTCGGAGGCTCTGGCACCATCGTGACCACGTTCGGTCATGTGGTCGGCGTCAACGGGGGTGGCGGCAACGTCGATGACATTGACGCGGTGACGGTTGCCGAGGTCAATTCGTTGGTCGCAGCGGCAGTCCCCACCCTTGCGGTCATGCGGGACTACGACCAGAACATCGTCATCTACAACACCACGACAACCGGGGTGGCAGAGGTGGAGGTGGTCAGTGCTACGACTACCGCTCTCGACTTCGGCTTCCCGCTCGACACGACTGGCGAGCAAGCGACTGCCGACGAGGACGTGAACATCCCCGCCGGAACACGCGTTCGCAACGCGGGAGCAACGGAGTGGGTGACTACCGAGTCCATCGTGGCGAGTGCCACCGAGTACGATGGGTGGACTGCCAAGGTGCGTCACGCCCTCGACGACGGCACGGGGGTCGCTGCTCCGGTCGGCACGGTCAACGTCATTCCGTTCCCCGTTGCCGGCGCAATCTTCGCAGTCACCAACCCACTCCCCCTCAGTGCGGCGAAGACTGAGTTGGAGATTGACGCGGCGTACTATGCCGCAATCCAAACCACGCTCGACCTCAACACGGTTGCGCGTGAAGCGAACTTCATCTGGGCCGCACGGCAGTCCAACATCTGCCGGCGAGGCGTACGCGAGAATGCGATTCTCGCCAGCGAGCGTGGATGCTTCGGGCGGATGTGCGCCATCCGGCCCCCCATCGGAACGACTCGTGCAGTCGCCAAGGGCAACGCTGAGCCGGGGATTGGCGCATACCGTCACGACCGAGTGATGTATACCTTCCCCGGCGTGTCGACCTACGTCCCCGCCATCGCTCTCAAGGGGACTGCGGGAGGGGCCGGCTTCACCGCGAACGGCGTGGTCAACCAAGGAGCAGACGGCTTCGCGGTGAGTGTCTGTTGCCGGCTCCCGAGCGAGGAGAACCCCGGCCAACTGACGACCTTCATGGACGCGGTGCAAGGGTTGGAGTCCGGTGCCGAGTACGTCGGGTGGACCATCGACGACTACAAGGCATTCAAGAAGAAGGGAATCATGGCCCCTCGCATGGACGACGGGGTGGCAATCTTCCAGTCCGGCGTGACCAGTGTGGACCCCTCAGTCTACCCGGCCAAGGTGCGCGTCAGTCGCCGCCGCATGGCCGATGAGATTCAGGACTCGTTGGCGAAGATCAGCAAGGGTTACGGCAAGCGACTGAGCAGCAAGCAACGTCGCCAGCAATTCGTGCTGGACTGCAAAGCATTCATGGAGTCGTTGCTGTCGCCCAACGACCCCACGAAGCAGCGAATCGACTCGTACTCGATTGACCCCAAGAGCGGCAACACCACAACGAGCCTTGCGGCGGGAGCGTACTATGTCTTCGTGAAGGCGAAGACGTATCCGTCACTCGACGCCATCGTGCTCCAGACCGAGATCGGTGAGAACGTCACCATCAGTGAGGTGTGACATGGCGGGTATTGCCGACCAACTGAAATTCTGGGCCAAGGGCCGCAAGCCCCCGGCCAAGGGCAAGCCCCCCATGGGGGCCGATGAGGATGAGGGCGAGATGCCCCCCAAGGGCCGCAAGGCGGAGCCCGAGGGTGAGCCCCCTGCCGCTACCACCCCCGAGGGTGGGCGAGCCTCTGGTGAGGCGACCAAGGGGCCGCAACCCCCGTTCGCCAAGGAGACGACCCCCGGCAACCCCGGCATGGGTGGCAAGGACAAGCCCGAGCCCAAGAACCCGATTGAGGCGTTCGCCAAGAAGGCGAAGAAAGAGGGTGGCAAGCTCCCTCCCTTCGGGGGCAAGAAGGCTCCACCGTTCACGAAGGAAGACGGAGGCTGACCCATGGCACTAGTCGTCGCCAAGCTCGGAGAGAATCCGGTTCAGCCGGCGACGGCTCACCTTCGTTCCGTCTGGGAGTTCATGGTAGCGGCGGAGGTTGTTGTTCTGTTCATTACGGGTTGCCCATCGGCAATTCTCAGGGCAATAGTCTCCGTCGTTATCAATGCGGTCGATACTGTGCTTCGAGCTTGGGCGTCTCCCCATGTCCTCAAGGAATGTCTCGTAGGACTCCCACCGTTCACAGACGCGGATTCCCCTTGCTCCGTAGTATTGAAACATGCGGTGCGATGGGTTGGAGCAACGAGACTTCATGTTCCCCCATGCTCGATACTCGGGAGTCTCTTTCCCGTTGGAACCTTCGCCGTGTTTAGTAGAGTCAACTCCTCGTTTGATTCCAAGTTCGCGACGAAGGCACCCACACGATTTGGTTCTACTGCTCACAAGGAGTTCGCCTCTGACTACTTTGGTTGTTCCGCAATCACATCGGCATACCCAAGCGGAGTGACCCTTGCTAGAGGCATCTCTCTCAATAACAGTGAGTCTCCCGAATCGTTGGTTGACAAGATCGTAGGCTTTCATAGGGTGGAAGTAACACTCTAAAGGAACAAGGTCAAGACATGGCGCTCAGGCTGAAGGGTCAGGAAGTTGAAATTCGCATCAGCAAGGCGGGAGTCCTTCTCGACACCATCACCAAGGTTACGAACTTTGAGTTCGAGGCCAAGGTGGAGATGAGCGAGGAGGGCTTCCTCGGTGCGACCACGAATGAGTACGACGAGATCTACAACGGATGCTCGTTCAACTTCGAGGTCCACTTGGATACCCCGGACTGGCTCGACTTCCAGCAGAACGTCATCGACAAGGCACGGCGCGTGACTCCCGATGTCCAGTTCAGCATCAGTGCGGTTCTGTTCTGGCCGGCAGGGGCAACGAAAGCGGTGCTCATTCCCGACGCTCACTTCGGCGCGTTGCCCATCAGTGTCGGTGGGCGAGCCGACTTCGTGACTGCGAAGTGCGAGGGAGGAGCATCGGAGTTCACGCTTCAAGACCTGTAAGGGCACCCCGCGTTCGCGGCAATTGTGGCCCTCCCTTGTGCGGTTATCCGGCTGGCTAGGTGTCGGTCGTGACGGTGGCCTCCAACCCCGCGCAAGTAAGAGGGCCACCCTTTCATTGGAGGCCGGAAGGAGACAACACCATGGCACACAAGCAAGACAAGCAATCAGACTCCACCGCAACACGTATTGCGGCGGACCCCTCCCAACTCATCAGCACGGGGGCAACCGAGATCCCACTCGACGAAGCCCTCAGTTCCGATGATTCGGCAATGCCAGACAAGTCCAGCATTGCCGCCGCGATGCAAGCGCTCGCTGATACCCCCGCACCGAAGTCGATGCGTGACGTGGAGGAAGCGGACGCCATCCCACCATGGGCCACTATCCCACCGAACTTCAATCCTCCCAAGGGAGTGCAAGTCATCTTCATGCTGTTCAAAGCCGAGTGGACTGCCAACCCCCGCAAGGGCAATCGGCAAGCCATCGCATGGCCGGTCACAGTCATGGAGGAGAAGAACGCACTCAGTCGCGCTCGTGGCGACGTACTCCGCAGCATCGACGAACTCAGCAAGGCGATGGTCAAGTACATCGACGGGGTTCCGGTTGACTGGACCGGGGCCAACCGCGAGGGCAACATTGACCAATGGTGGAATGAGGTCGGCCCCAAGTGTCGCAACATTCTGCACCGCATCTACACACAGACGCACAACCTGAGTGATGACGAGCATGCCGATTTTTTCGAGAACTGCATCGCTGTCAGAACGGTGGGCTGAGTGAGTATGCGGATGTTCGTCAGAAGCAACTGACCAAGCTGGGAGTCGACTTCGACCCTCACTTGCGCTCAGTCCGCTACATCCTGTCCGAGATTGACCCTGCGGAAGTGCTCCGTTGGCGTTCTCGGCAGAAGATGGAGCTAGGTCGCTATGGGCGGCAATCCGTTCTGCAATGGGACGCGGTTCCGCTGCTAGAGTTCCTGCGGTATCATAGCGACCTAGTGAAACTCATCGACAACGAAAACACCCGCTCAGGCGGCACGATGCCAGGGGAAGACTGATGGCGGATACAGCCGAGGTCCAGGTCAAGCTAACGCTCGACGACGCTGCGTCCAAGGTGGCTGACACCATCAAGGGCAAGTTCGGTCAGCTTGGCAAAGCAGCCGACAAGATAAAGTCGGAGTTCATGTCGGTGGCGAAGGGGGCATTGACTACCGCCATCGGTGTCAATCTCGCTCCCGGCTTGCAAGGCATTGTCGGCGCGTTCAAGGGCATGGTCGACAACGCGGTGAACGTCCAGGGGCGGATGCGCGCGATTGCGAGCTACTTCGTCTCGGGCGCGGACATGGCATGGGACCAGGCGATGGACCGCGCCAACCGCATTGACGCTTCGCTCTACAAGGCGTCAATCGCAATCGGGCAGAACATCGACGACGCGAGGCGCGCGTTCCAGAACCTCGCGACCCAGACTGACGGCACGGTTGAGGGGATTGAAGCGGCGGCGAAGACCACTGAGAAGCTACTCATGTTCGCGGACATCACCGGAACAAGCGTCAGCACGATTGCCGACGAGTGGGCGATGATGGAACGCGGCATGGTCCGCACTCGTGGGCAGATGTTCAAGATGCTATTCAGCACGGGCATCTTCGGGAAGAACATCCGCGAGGCGTCGAGCTACTGGTCAAAGCTCACTGACGAGCAGCGCTCCGCCGCAATGTCGAAGGCGCTCGGCACCATCTATGACCGCTTCAGCAAAGCACCGCAGACCATGGGCTCGGTGCTCAGTGCGTTCGATGACATCAAGCAACGGTTGCTCGACGTGGTGGGGATGAATGTCATTGGCGTGCTGACTGCCAAGTTCGACAACCTGCTCAAAGCCATTGAGGGCAAGCGTCCTCAGTTGGAAGCAATCGCGGCCCGGTTCGGGAAGTTCCTTGGGACTCAGATCGAGGGAGCCCTCAATTGGGCCGGGGAGAAGCTCACTTGGCTTGAGGACCATTGGGATGACGTGGTGAAGGGGGCAGAGGAAGGGGCCAAGGCAATCCTCAAAGCGGTGAAGTTCATTGTCGAGAACAAGGAACTCATCCTCATGGCATACGGGCTCAATGTCATGGCTCCTTCGATTCAGTTGGGCATTCAAGCAGCGGGGGCATTGAAGCCCATGCTCATCGGTCTGAAGGCACTCAGTTTCACTTCACTCCCTGCGTTCACTACCAGTGTGACAGCGGCGGCAGGGAGTGCCGCGACTCTTGCGCTTCAGTTCGCCGCTGTCGCAGCGGCGGCTCTTGCCATCTATGCCGCGTTCGATCAGTACAAGAAGCTCCAGAGTGAGGGTGGCTTCCGGCAGGCATGGCAAGAGGCGCGCTACGGACCAGGAATGCACTATAGCGAAGCCGACATCGAGGCTACGCGTAAGAGCATCCAAGAGCAGCAAACGGCGGGAGGTGTCGAGTCCGCAGCGGCAATCATACAGCAGAAGCAGGAGAGCCTCGCTGCAATGAAGGCGAAGGCTCAGGCCAAGTTCGGCGCATCGGCTCCAGAGCATTACGAGGCAATGGGCATCACTGCGATGGAGAACATGCTCGCCAAGTTCGAGAAGACCATGCCGACCGCCGCGAATGTGGCGTTCGCCGCTACCGTTCAGACGCAGAGCGAGTTGATTGCCGCGTACAATCAAGCCGTCAAGACTGGCGATGACGCGATGGCGAACTACCTCGCAAACCTCGCCGGCAAGAGTGAGAGTCTGGCGTACGGGTTGAACGATTCCTCGGTGCAGATTGAGGGTGGTTTTGACGGCTTCATCAACCGGCTCGGCACCACGACTCGCACCTTCGTGGAGAAGCTCAACAATATGTACTCCGAGCAGCATCCACAGAACGTGAAGCCCAAAGAGGCGGCAACCAAGTCCCCCGCTATCCACATGAGCGGGGGGCAGACGTTCAATATCAAACAGGAGTTCCGCGAGGCAGACCCGGACAGGATTGCCTTGTTCTTCCGGCGCGACCTCGTGCGTGCCGCAACGTCTCGCACTCGCTCGCGGGTGAGGACGCCATTCGGGGCATGACACCGCAACACGTATTGCGGTGAGTGAGGCATAGCATGGCCGAGCAGAGCAGCATCAGCGTCGACTACGAGACTGAGGCGAGCCGCATTGAGCGGCAAACCAACGTCATGACCATCACTGAGCTTGAGGGCAAGAAGCGCGTCATCACCCTCAGTACCTCAAGCATGCCGAAGCGAGGGGTGGCATGGGGCATGGAGCAACGCATTGCCACTCGCTGGCCGGCAGGAGCCCCCGAGGCTACTCAGCAACTCCTTGGCCCCAAGCAACAAGACACTCAGATGCAGGGCATCTGGCGGCGAACGTGGTTGGGGCGCAATCCGGTGCTCGTGGTCGAGAACGGTAGAGAGATTCGCGTGGTCTACCCCGCGACCATGCGTGACCTGTTCTACGACATACTCATTCAGGGGTCGCTCTTGCAGGTCACTTGGAAGTCAGTCACCCGCATGGGCCGGCTCAAGCTGTTCAATGCTCCCCACGACCGTGACACCGACATCGCGTGGGATGCCACGTTTGAGTGGATCAACTCGGGCACCCTGTTCCCCTATCGCCTTGTCAGCACGCGCGACCAAGGGGTCAAGTCTGAGGTGCAAGGGCTCATCCTCATTAGCGAGACTCTGGTCGAGCTTGAGGCTACCGAGATCCCCGTCGACCTCCGCACCCCCCGGCCCAAGGGCACTCCGACATTGACGGTCGGGCAAGTGAGCGCCTTCTTGGACTCCCCCAAGAACCTCATTGACGGGGTGGGCCGCAACCTGCGCGAACTGACGAACAAGCTCAAGTCGGTGGCAGACCTTGCAACCAAGTTCAAGAACATGCCGGCAGAGATCAACGCCTCAATCCTTGCTACGGCAGAGAACATTGTGGCGACTTGCAATCAGTTCCACGACGAGTTCACCCGCGTCTCCCCGGAGCAGACTACCTACGACCGGAGGGTGGCGAGTCTGGTGCAGACTGCCTCGTACTATTCGACCGGAACGAAGCAGACTGAATACATGGCGCAGACTGCGGACCAACTGAGGGAGAAGGCGAAGCGGCGCAAGGCCGGGGGCAAGGTGCTCAATTCGCAATACCCCACTCAGGGGGACTTGCTCGCCCTCCACATCGTCAAGCAAGGCGACACCTTGGCTGGCATCAGTGCGAGGTACTATGGCACCCCTGACCACGCGCTCGACATCGCCAAGGTCAACGGGCTCACCTACCCTGTCGCCCCGGTCAGCACGGCAACCGGCAAGCCCACCATGGGGGGCAAGTCAATCCTCTCCATCCCGAGGGTGTGAGTCATGGCTGAGTTCCCTCACCAGACGTATTATCCCGCGTGCAAGGTGCGTCTCATTGTGCGCTTTGACGAGTTCAGTGACGAGCCGAGTGCGGTCCCGCCGAAGAAGCCTGCCACCATGCGCAAGGGGCAGAAGGACAAGGGGCAAGTGCTCGACTACATCATTGACCCCGATGCCCCCGAGGGGACCAAGCGCTATCGCCTAGCGGGCCGAGGACAGACTGAGGCGCAGGAAGCCAGCAAGGACAACCTCACCCACGTCATCGAGGGCATCATTCCGGTCAGTGCCACCTTGGAGAAGAACACTTACAAGGAGGCTGACACGCTGGAGCTTTCGCTCTCGTACCTCGACCTTCCCTTCGACCCGAGGACCGTGCGCTCGTGCGCTGTCGAGTTCTACCTTGGCACCATTGACGGTGACACTTGGCGGGAGTCGATGCGGCTCCAGGTCATTGCGGACTTGCCCGACGAGAGCGAGTATGGGACCAACCGTCAGTTCAAGGGGTGGGTCGATGATTGGCGGGTGAATTGGGGCAACGAGGAAGCGGCAACGGTGGAGTTGTCGTGCCGCGACAACACTGCTCTGTTCATTGACCAGGATGCTCCGCCTCAGATCAAGGTGGACCCCAAGGTGGGAATCGACGAGGCGATTGCAAAGTATCTGTCATGCTTCCCTCAGTACGAAGGTATCGCCGTTGAATACCGCCCTATCAACGAGGATGCGCCGGCCCTCAAAGACGTGATGCAGCGGAGTAGCCAACGCAACGGTGGAGTCGGCCCCGGCAAGGACAAGATGTCGGTGTGGGACTTCATCATCGACATCACTGGCATGGTGGGATGCGTGGCATTCATTGACGGGGAGACGGTGGTCATTCAGAAGCCTCGTACACTCTACGCCGATGGCTTCTCCCGGCTCGAAGACCCGTGGCGTGGCAGGGTGGCCGACAACATCCCAATGAACAACCGGACGATGATATACGGGAGGAACCTCACCGAGTTCAGCGTCAGTCGGCGTTACAACGAGAAGGCACCACGCAACATCGAAGTCCGGTGCTACTTGCCAGAGCGCAAGAAGACCATCGTGGTCAGGTTCCCCGGCGTCAAGAGCAGGGTGCAACCGGGGGAGTCTGCCGACAACACCATAACGGTTTTCCGGGTGTCAGGGGTGCAAACGAAGGAGGCATTGCAGGTCATAGCCCAAGGCATCTATGAGGACATCAGTCGGCAGGAGATTGAGGTGTCCATGAAGACACCCAACATCGCCAGCTTCGGCGGCGACAACACTGAGCCCGACTTGCTCTACCTTCAGGCCGGCGACCCGATTGAGGTGTACTTCGCCAAGGACGATTCGGGCGATCCCGTCACGTTGCCTGCCACTCAGTCTCAGGTCGAGGACGCGCTACTGACAAGCGACAAGACCTTCGACTACCTTCAGTCGTTGGGCTATGACCCAGACATCGCTGCGGCCTATGCGGAGGCGTACACGAACGCGGGATACCAGACTGCGTTCCGCACCTTCAAGGTGACGTACGACTGGACTGACGAGGACGGAGTGACCATCTCAATCGACGCCATCAACTACATTGAAGTCCGGTACGACAAGGCTCTGCCGGATGGGCTCGAACCGGAGCCGACTGCGGAGTAACAATGGCACCCAAGAACAAGCGGCACGTCTTCGACCCGGCCTTGATTCAAGACATCATGACCGGAATCCCCGGTTCGGATGGGCGTATCTGGGTGTCATACGGCACGGTCGAACTCGACGAGAACCTTGAGGGGGAGGAGGACCGTGCTCTCACCTTCGATGAGGATGCCGGCCCACTCGTCGAGG